ATTCATCTGCTGATCGAATGTTAATGCTAATTTAGCAACTTGATTTGTTTGAATATAAATTAAATCTAATTCTATTTGCAACCCTCTATCGAATTGAGTTACAATTACATTTTGGGCTGCAATCCTGGGATCATTTGCAACAATGCGTTTTATATCTTGCATTATTGTATTTTTGCTTTCCTCAGTCAACGGTTCAAATAACATATCCCAAATTACAGTGCCAAATTCAGGATTCATTAACTTTTCACCTTTGCGAATGGTAAAATGATTTTGCAAATCTCTTTTAACCAATTCAAAGTCGGTTAATCGAAATCGTTTGTTGCTTTCCAAAGTGCTAAATCCGTTGTATAGTGCCATATCTATATTTACCCGATACTAGTTAGATTAGAGCTTTCAACACTAGATTGTATGACAGGTACCTGTGTTTGGCTATATTTTCCGCGATTATAGTAAGTGGCCGCTGATGTTCCGTTGCCGTCGGCAGTGGGCTGTCCTGTTTTATACCAATTAGTCGCAGCACCAGATCCCACTAAATGAGCAGCGCCGATTATTCCTGCAACTTCTTCGGCTGAACTATTGGCTGTAATAATACCATTTTTTTGCAATCTTGCATAGTTAGTTTTGGTATAGTTATACATTGCTTTTTCTTGTATAGTACCATTTTCTCTGAATAAGTCGGCACTCGATATACCATCTTTTCCAGTCCAATTATTAGGATTGCTTAAGGCTTCAGCAGTTTGGGGAGTTCCGGCTTTAACGTATCCTAAATCTTGTAATGCCAATGATCCCAATTGATACTTACCTTGATATCCAGCCGCATTTTGTGCTTGGTATGATCCCCCGCTTTCACTATACCCAACTTGTGCCATATAAGCGCGAAGTTGATTTTTATCTAAAGTTCCCAGGCTATCAATAGGTTCAGGCTGGGCAATAAAAACCCCAGCTGGTGCTGCTCCTGTTAAGTTTTCATTAATTGCCTGGGCAGGTCCTACACTGTTAATATCAACAGGGGGATTTATAGGATCGCCCAAAACGTCTTTTGGCAAAGTAGACACTGTTTCCCTTTGAGTTTGAAATACTGCTGCTGCATTACCTCTGATGTATGGTTCATGAGTTGGGACTTTATAATTACTGGATATTAATGCATTTTGTTGAACAAACCATATGCCAGGATTAACAACCTTGGCATCTGGTAATTGATATAAATTTATCCTACTAGGCGGGTTTATTTCTGCTCCGCCACCGCCACCGCCATTTAATGCGATAGCAGCGCCGTTGACTGCAATGGCTCCGCCTGCCCGTATACCTATAGACTGTTGGGCAACCAAAGACAAGCCCGAACCACTCCGTAGTTGTGCTTGTTTACCATAAAGATTTAGCGCAGTTTCTGCACTGGCTTGAACTAATTGTCCAGCCATTTTAACACTGCCCACCGCTTGCATATTAATATTACGTCCTGCAAAAAAACTAATATTATTATCACTGTGCATCATAATATTACCTTGAGTACGTAAGGCAAAATCTTTTGCACCATAGACCAGGATATCTCCTTCTTTAGTAAGTTCTATCCATGCAGTACCGTTAGAATTTGCAACGTATATAAAACCTTCAGTGTCGTTTAACATTATCTGATGGCCCATTGCTGTTTTCAGTCTGACTAAATTATCTTTACCAAATAAATCACCATCATCCATGACAAAGCTATGGCCGCCTACTCTTGTTGTAACATTGTATGTTGCGGGATTAAACTCCCCTGACACTAGTTTTTGTGCAATATTAGGATCTGTAGCAGGATCCTGACTACCAAACGGTCTGCCAGGCGTACTAAAACCAAACACTGCACTGACTGGATCGCGTTGACTGCTGCTACTAATAGCTCCACGAACATTATCACTGTCTAGTCCCTGTACAATCAGTCTGATTGTTTGCGGAATATGTAGTGGTTTTTGTAAATTAGGAAGAAAACTTGCTTTGCCGTAAACATCTGCACTTTCTACTGTTTCTGCTACAGGATAAAATTTTCCTGGTAATAAGTAAGGGCCTAGTCCTGATTCAGAAATGCTTTCTTGAGAAATATAACTAAGTTCTACGGAACCAATTGCTGGAGTCATATTTCTTGTAATCGAAGAATTTACGCACGCAAACCAATATCCCTCTTGGCTTCCTGGAACAAAACAACACAGAACTTCTGTGCCGATATCCGGAGGGGTCATATAAAATCCGTAACTCTGAGTCGAATCTGTAAAAGTATTTTGATTTGACTTAGGTTGTGTGTACTCTCCCAATCTACTAGACGTGCTGCCCATAAAAGGGCTGGCATATGATACTAGTTTCCATGATGACGGAAGATCAGGATTTGCGCCGCCAAATTGAGATATGAAGACTTGCAGTCTTCCTGTCCTGGTATTAGTGTCAATGGCTTTTACTTTTCCGATATAAATTCCGCTGGGTTGTGGAATATCTATTTTCGTAGTATCGATGAACGTGGGGTGTTTTGTACCTAAATATGGTTGATTATATGACATAATTTAAATGAAATTAGTAAAGTCCACACTGAATTCTAAATCGCTTAATCCTTCGAATGCTGCGGTCACATCAATATCTGTCACTCCAACATCCAAACTGATAAAATCATTGATTGCAATTTGCTCCGCAGTACTGGCCAACCCTGCGTATTGAAAATCTCCAATGGAATCAAAACTAGTATTGTAATCTGTGCCCAATGCAGTTGGGCCTTTAAGTAAATCATTAATTCCAGTTGTTACTTTATCTACTGCAATATTTAATCCTCGACCAACAATGTTGTTAACTAATGAGCCTGCCACTTGTGCTCCTATAGCTTGAAGGAAACTGCCTCCCTGGCCGTTAGCCAATGCAGTAGCTCCTGCTACTGCAAGATTAACTGCGGCAGAAGAATTAATAGATGGCAACAGAGCAGAAATGTTAGTTCTGGGACCTGTAAACCTGACTGCTGCATTAACCGTTGGAGTTAATGCATTTGTGAATGCAGTTTCTGTGCGTTGTGCAGCAGAAGGCGTTGCAATTGGTTTTCCCTCTTGATCATACAGCAGTTTTGCTAAGGTCAATGATTGCTCAAATTTACCGTTGCTAAAAGAATTGTCAACTGTAATTATTTTATAAACTCCACTAAATTCGCTGTATCTATATCTACTATATGTTACGTCTGCTACACCTTTGGTTTCGTCATAATCCACTGGACTTTGAAAGTTTACAAATACATATAGCTCTCCACCGTCCATGTATAAACTACTGCCTGAACTGTTATTTAAAAATTGACCCGATGGAGAATCCAAACCTTGTCCCATGAAAACATCATCTTGTTTAATAAATTGCGGATCTCCTATAATTTTTAAACTTAGTGTTATCATGTCCCCTTTTGCCCCTAGCATCAAAGATCTCTGCAGATCTCCTGCGTCTACAGATGCCTGTGGCAGTCCACCAGCTCTCATAGTTGTCGCAACGTTGTCACTGACTAGTGCAATAGAAGTTGGCGCAACATTCTCTTGTGGTCTTTCTTCAGTATTAGGATTAGGATAAGCATTAGCATTGGGTCTAATAGGAATTCCCGTATGTGATTGTGTGCTTTTTGTACGATTTGTGGACATCTCTACTAGATATAAAGTGTTAAAATCTATTTGTAAATCGATTACGTCTTTATTTTTTCCTGTAAAAATATAATCATATTTTTTTACAAATCCAGGCACACGACCTTTGGGATAAAATGGGTGTTTAGCAGATAAGTTATATGGCTTTACATAAAATACAATGTCCATGCTGTATCTGTTTTGTGTTGGATCATACTCTCTAATAGAGATACTAGGAATAATTCTAAACCATTTTAGCCACGTGATGGTATTAGGGTTTCCACCTGACAGAATACTGTCCCGTTGTTGTTGTGTTATTGTTGGGTCTTTTAACTGCTCACTTATATATGCACTGTTTCTAACTGCCCAATCAATCATTCTGTCAATGGTGGTGCCTGCAGGAATATTTACGGTTGCCCCATCGAATCGAAGTCCCCCTTTGGCAGCGCCCGATGCTGCCTGCAATTGTGCTCTTTGTGCAGAAGTTGATGTTCCGCTAGCTGGAGCACCTGCTGCATTAACAGGCCCTGTATATAATTTACTGTTGCCTATTTTTGCATCAAACACAACCCTAACAGTGTTGATTACAGATATTTGTTTTTGTGCTTTTAATGAACTAAAATAACTATTGATAGCGGCGCAGAATCCAGTTATTCCAAAACTTGAATATTCATTGTTTAATTGACTGGTCAAATCGCCTATTCGGGCCCGGGTGTCAGCCACAATGCTGGCATCAAATGGATCGCTGGACGCGGATGCTGCAAATGGTCTAAGTTCTGTGTTAAGGTTTGTAATTTGTCTTTCAAGATTTGCTCTATTAGCAAGTTTTGTAGAAAATTCGTTGTCGCTGGCTGATACCTCAGCTGGACCACCAAATATTTGACTGACTGTGGTAGCAGTGACTGTGGTGCTAACAGGTAAGCTTACATGTGTTTGATTAAATGCCTGATGATTAAATGGCACTGCATCAATTTGATATTCTGTGCCTTTTGATGTTAACTTAGACTTGATATTAGTTATCCTAATAGGAATAAATTTTGAATGTTCTTTGAGAGGCCCGGGCGGACCTCCATCGACACTGCCAAAGAAATCAATTTGTAACATGTAAGGCATTTGCAAATAACTGCCTAATCCTTGATTAACTCTGTTTGCAGCATCTAACATTCTATTAATTAAAGTAAACCCCAATGGCTCAATAATAGTAAAACTACATTCGATTAAGTTGCTGTTTCTGTTTCTAGAAGTAGTGTTAACTACAGTTTTTACTTTTAAATTTTCAAAATAAAAATCTTCTTCGAACGCAGGATCTCGTCTGAAAGTTTCCCCGTATCTTCCCGCGCTACTAATTAAAACATTTTGTGGTACATACTTTTTTTGTAATGAACTGTCTTTACTGATCAAATTATTGTAATTTTGTATTCCCATTAAATGTAGGCTCAGACAATAAGTGTAAGAATCATATTCTAACAATGGGTTATCAACTACACCTTGTCTGGTATTAGAACCTATAAAAGCAGTAGTGCCAAATATTGCACGACCTTCTGCGTCACGTATTTGTGCCAACTCAGCTTCATTAGCTGCATCTATTGCCTCATCACCTACAGCTGGAATTAGATCTATCGCAGGAGTGGCAATATTTTGTCTTTCAGCAGGCGAAATAACTACTGCTGATGCATTAATGGTATTTGATTCTAATGGATTTGACATCTATTATCCTATAGCTCCAGTTATTGCATCTTTCTTAGGCAAAAAAATCCTATTGCCTATTTTCATATCAAAAATAGGATCTTTAATAGTATTTGGATTACGCAATGCAAATACCCACCAAAGACTGGCGTCTTGATATAAGTCGTATGCTAATAAATCAGGTCTAAATTGATAAGTTTTGTTTATAGCAAAAAGTACGTCATCGGGATTTTTTGGTATTACTGGAAAATCAGCAAGATCTAAAAAGTCTCCATAAAAAGGTGTTTTAGAATATAAACTATTTTTAGAATATTGAATTTCAGCCATTATAGGAAACCTCCAATCGGTGAATTACCGTTTTGTATTAGTGCGCCCCTGGAGAATCTATCTAATGTAAAGTTTCTAGCAATGTTTTGCCTACTATATACAGGTTGTAAGTTAATAGCTACTATACTACTTGTTGGCAGACGAACTGGTCCGCCCATGTTTTGTGTTGGCGAACCAATGACTGTTCCTGAAATATCATTGTAAACAGAAGCTCCTACAGGAATAGATACATAATCAACTTCACCGGGCATAGTATGACTAAAAGAAGTAACTACACAAGGAACATGCGGCAAGTATGCAGGACCAAAACCATCCAAGAATACCATAGGAGGAGGACTACCTGCATTTACATCTCCACCAAAAAACATCTTTGTCACAGTTCTAAAAAATTGTATGACTGCCATCAAATATAAACCGTCTTTGACATTTTGAACTGTAAATTCTCCATTTATATTAATAGAAGAAACTTCACTACCTTCGTAGAAATAACTAGAATAATTACTGTGAGTTAATGGAGTAGAACCATATTTTGCGTTATGTGTTACAGTCAGGGATGGAGTATAGGGAAATATTACTCCGTTAGTTTCTGACAGAGGACGAAGAATGGCATTATCTGCTCTGTTATAAAACAAGTCAGCAGTAGGTCTTGCCATACTAATTCGGACTCTCCAATCATCTTCAGTGTTCAACGTTGATCCGTCGGTGCCGTTAAAATTAATGTTAAATACACTACCAGCTATATCTGTCAGAAGTCCATTGGCTCCCGGAGCAAGCCCAGACGACGCTAATCTTGCTCCACTAGATGACGCTGGCCCAGTTGTATTGATTCCACCAGTTGGACTATAAAATGCATTTTGATTGGAGCTGTCTCCTGCAAAATTAGAAGTGTTATATGACATTTGTTACCCGTTTTAGATATTTATCGAGCCAAAAATAGTAGCTTATTATCGCTGTTGACATCGCAGCTCATAATATGTTAGTATGCACTAACCGCAGATTTAAAGGATAAAATGAAATCAAATTACTTAAATAATAAAGATATTCTTAAAGAGATACACAAAAGCAAAAATTCTTATTGCTCATTTAGTGACCCAGAAGTTGCAGACTATGATATGATTCTGCCAGACGTTAAAAAAATTAACAAAAAAAATATTTTAGATGCTCGAAAATTAAGAGCAGAAAGATTGAGTAAATTAGCGCACGAAGCTGCTGTAGCGGCAACTGGGGAGAAACAAAAAGCAGATCAATTTGAAATCAAATATACCAAAATTCCCCAAACTGATGTAGTCTTCCGAATTATGACATGGGAGCATATACCATTAGACGACGTTAAAACTAAAAAAGCCAAGGACGCAGCCAAAGAGTTGTTTGATGATGAGGATGAAACTTCCCATACCGAATACGACGAAGACGACCCTAAACACAACAAATACGTTAAAGTCAATTTCCCGCCGTTTTTTCATTACAAAGTAGATGAAGAAGGTAACCCCATTCTAGTAGGCAAAAGTCATTGGTCGGGCGGAATAGAATCTGGCGCTTTTAGCAGAGAACATGGTGCAATGACCAATAAGCTAGCTCACATGTTTATGAAATTATGCGAACGTTACGCAACTAGAAGCAATTGGAGAGGGTACACTTATAACGATGAAATGCGTAGTCAAGCTTTATTGCAACTCAGTCAAATTGGGTTACAGTTCGACGAATCGAAAAGTCAAAATCCTTTTGCATATTATACCGCTGCCATTACCAATAGTTTTACTCGTGTATTAAACATCGAAAAACGTAATCAAAACTTACGCGACGATATTCTAGAATTAAATAATTTAAATCCAAGCTACACCAGACAAGGAATGAGTTCTGGTGGTGGAGGCTCTAACTTTTACGATGAGTAACAAAATGGCAGTTTTAAATATAACCGAATCGACATTTGACTTCAATAACGTTAACCCGTACAGTAAATTATTAATTTCTGGAGACAAAATTATAGACAATAACTATAACTATCATACTTCAATAGCAGATATGACGTCTGAAGAAATTTTAAATATTGCCAATCAATTTGAATCTATAAATTTTGTCTCGCAAGGGTTTGACACAACATCAGATGCCTACAAAGAATCGTTAATGTTGATAAGAGTATTGTGTCACAAAAAACTTGTTACAGGGTATGAGCCACCACCTATTACTCAATTTTTATCAATCGACGTTACCAATCGCCCAGATACCCCGGTACTCTGGGTATTTGGATGTAGTCATAGTCACGGCATTGGGCTAAAACCTGACGAGAAAAATTTTGGCCAGATAGTTGCAGATGTATTAAAAATTCCGTTGTTAAAAATTACTCGGCCAGGTTCTAGTCTAAATTGGAGTTTTAGACATTTAATTAATGCCGACATTAGGCCCGGCGATCGTGTTATATGGCAAATCACTACTCCAGCTCGATTGAGTGTATTTACCAACGGTGGTGTAACAGAAGTTGTATTAAACAACACATTAAATAGGTGTTTGCTCGATGTTAATAATGATGATCAAGTATTTTTCAATCATATCAATCTGTTAACTGCTGGAGTTAGATATCTAAGGGCAATAAAGAATCAATTTTTGTTAACTGACCTTACTAGCCGCACTTGTTGTAATTTTTACAAATATAAATTAGAATATTCAAAATATCCCGAATATGTGTATCATCCAACCCTATGTCTTGATTACGGATCAGACAGAGTACATGTTGGTCCTTTGAGCCACAAGGCTCTTGCTCAACGTATACTAGATCGTGTATACTAGATAGATGAGTAATTTATTTAAAAAAGCTGCAATTTTCACAGACATTCACTTTGGACTAAAGTCAAATAGTCAACTTCACAACGAAGACTGTTTGAATTTCGTTAAATGGGCCACTGCTAAAGCCAAGCAAGAAGGCTGCGAAACCTGTTTGTTCTTGGGGGACTGGCACAACAATCGAGCCAGTTTAAATATTGTCACGCTAAATTATAGCCTTAGGGCACTGGAGTACCTTAATGACCATTTTGATCGTGTTTATTTTATTCCTGGTAACCATGACCTCTATTATCGAGATAAGAGAGACATACAAAGTGTTGAGTGGGCCCGACATCTCCCTAATGTGGAAATTTGTAATGATTGGTTTAGTGACGGGGGTGTGGTTATTTCTCCTTGGCTCGTTGGTGATGATCATAAACAGATTACCAAATTAAAAGGCAAGTACATGTTCGGGCACTTTGAATTACCACATTTTTATATGAATGCCATGGTACAGATGCCCGATCATGGCGAAATCAAAAATGAACATTTTGGAAATTTTGAAAAAGTGTTTACTGGTCACTTTCATAAAAGACAACAACGACAAAATATTACATATATCGGTAATTGCTTCCCACACAATTATGCCGATGCAGGAGATGATGAAAGAGGCTTATGTATTTTGGAATGGGATAAAGAACCCCAATACCATGCGTGGCCCGATCAACCCCGGTATCGTGTTTTAGGTTTAGGAGCTATTTTAAATAATGCCGATTCGGTGTTAGGACATGGTATGCATGTTCGTGTTAACATAGATATAGACATCAGCTACGAAGAAGCATCTTTTATTAAAGAAACGTTTATGGAGTCTCATAAACTTCGAGAAATTACACTGATTCCGCAAAAAAATGCAGATTTAAATGAATTTGCTATACAAGGCAATGTTAATTTTGAAAGTGTAGATCAAATTGTCACTAATCAACTCACTGCCATTACCAGTGAACATTATGACAATAAGCTATTGCTAGACATTTATAGAAATTTATGAAATTTAACACCGAAAGCAAAGATATTATTTTAATAAGTTATCCGTCGGGAGGATTCGGTAATTTTTTGTATCACGTGTTAACTGAACATGCAGCCCAAACAGTTAAAGTCAATAATAAATTTAATTTTAACTCTATAGGAAATAGTCATAATACAATTAAGTATACTAGTACTTACTTTCATGAGCCAGATTTATATATTCCCAGGATTACTATAGACCCGTCGGGAAATAGAATTGTTGTTCTATGTGACAACGGTATACTCAACGATTCCTATATTAAAATATCCAAAGTATTTCCAAATGCAATAGTTGTACGGGCTGTAATAGATCCAGAAATTCGACCTGTTATATATCAAACTTGCATTGTAAAGGCAATGGAAAGTAGCCCTTTAGAGGAAACCAGAAATCACATTACTACGAATTGGACCGATGGCGACAAAGATTATTCAGCTCGGGAAAATTTTACATTACTTTACCATAATTGGCCGTTTAAATGGGATACTGTTTCCCAAAAAAACATTGTTAATTTAAGTTTAAAAAAATTAATCGATGACCCAGTTGCTACTATATTAAATTTAATTCGAGCGTTGGGAATGACTTCTATCAACGATAAAGAATTAACCAATTTATGTTTTGATTGGCTTTCTGCAAATAAAAAATATTTTAACATATATCATAAGTGGAAGGAAATCGAAGCCTCTTTAATATCCGATACTCCGGTAGACTTGACGGATATTACCGATTTACACGAGCAAGGGTATATTAACTATTGTGTAGAACGTATGTATAATGTTACAATACCCGTGTACGATTATCGTGATTGGTTTATTAACACCACTAAAATTAAAGAAATGATTCAATGTTTAAAATTAAAACCTTAAGCGTAAAGAATTTCATGAGTGTAGGCAATGCTACTCAAGGAATCGATTTTGATCGTAACGATTTAACTCTTGTGTTAGGCGAAAACTTAGACCTAGGCGGTGATGACAGCGGTGCTCGAAATGGTACTGGCAAGACTACAATTATTAATGCACTGAGTTACAGTCTGTTTGGTCAAGCGTTGACCAACATTAAAAAAGACAATTTAATTAATAAAACTAACAGCAAAAATATGTTAGTTACAATCGATTTTGAGTCTGAAGGCCGTTATTACAGAATCGAAAGAGGACGTAAACCAAATATATTAAAGTTTTATATCGACGATGCGGAACTAGAAACCAAAGACGATAACAGCCAAGGCGACAGCAGAGAAACACAGGCAGAAATTGAAAGACTGCTAAACATGAGTCACGATATGTTCAAACATATCGTCGCCCTTAACACTTATACTGAACCTTTCTTAAGTCTAAAAGCCAACGATCAACGTACTATTATCGAGCAGTTACTAGGAATTACTGTGCTGTCGGAAAAAGCAGAGTCGCTTAAAGAACAAAATAAAGTAACCAAAGACGCAATTCAGCAAGAAGAATTTCGAATTAAAGCAGTCAGCGATGCAAATAAAAGAATTCAAGATCAAATTGATGCCCTTGTTCGCCGACAAACACTATGGACTAATAAACATCAAGCCGACATTGCTACATTGCAAACAGCATATGATCAACTTGCTGAACTAGACATTGAATCCGAATTAGATGCACATAAAAAATTAGCTGAGTTTACTGTAAAAAGTAAAGAAATAGCTGATATGAATACCTTGATTAAACGTTGTGAGCAGGACGAGACCAGAGAAAAACGGGAAATTGAAAAGCTTAAAAAAGAAATCTTAGCATTGGAAAATCATACTTGCCATAGTTGTGGACAAGCATTCCATGATGATACACAAGCAGTTATTCTTAAAGAAAAACAAAAAACACTGCAAGAAACTGCTCTGCAGGCGTTGTCCACTAATACACAATTATTGGAAAATCAAGACGCACTGAATAAACTAGGTACTTTGGGGCAGAAACCTATAACTTTTTATAAAAATGAAAGCGATGCTTTTGAACATCGAAGCAGCATGGCGTCAGTTCTTACCCAATTAAATGCCAAACAATCCGAGCAGGATCCGTACATAGATCAAATTAATGAAATGAAAGAAACTGCCGTAGAGGTAATAGATTACGAGTCAATGAACACTTTAGTTCGAGTTAAGGATCATCAAGATTTTTTACTCAAGCTCCTGACTAACAAAGATAGTTTTATTCGCAAAAAAATTATCGATCAAAATTTAAACTATCTAAACGCACGCCTGGGTTACTACTTAGACAAAATAGGATTACCACACACTGTTAAATTCAATAATGATTTAACTGTCAGTATTGAAGAGTTGGGTCGTGAACTTGACTTCGACAATTTAAGTCGTGGCGAGCGTAATAGACTCATTCTAAGTTTGAGCTGGGCGTTTCGTGATGTATGGGAAAATTTATATCAACCAATTAACTTACTGTTTATCGACGAGCTTGTCGACAGCGGGATGGATAGTTCAGGTGTTGAAAATAGTTTAGCCATACTTAAGAAGATGAGCAGAGAAAGTAATAAGAGTATCTGGTTGGTGTCACACAAAGATGAGCTAGCAGGCCGTGTCAATAACATTCTCACTGTTGTAAAAGAAAACGGTTTTACTAACTATAACACAGATATAAACATAATTTGAAAAAATTGAAAATATTAATTACAAAAACAAAATCTGACACTAAACTTGTAGAAATTTTTGAAAATTTACATTAAGGCATAAATTAAAGTACACATCATGGAATCTGTGCAAATACAATATGACTTGGTTATTCGAAGGCTCTGAGGTTGAGAATTTACCCGACAGTTGTGTTGGATTTGTATATCTTATCACAAACAAATCAACAAACAAAAAATACATTGGCAAAAAACTGGCAAAATTTAGTAAAACTACACAACGAACAGTAAAATTAAAAAACGGTACAAAAAAGAAAAAGAAAATTCGCTCAAAGGTTGATTCAGACTGGAGAGATTATTATGGGTCAAGTCCTGAATTAAAAAGGGACGTAGAAACACTGGGATTAGAAAATTTTACCAGAGAAATTCTTTATTATTGTGAATCAAAAGCAATTTGTAGTTATATTGAAGCAAGAGAACAATTTACCAGGCGTGTATTAGAATCAGATGAGTATTACAACGGCATAATCGACTGTCGTATCCATGGCTCCCATATAAAAAATAAGTTAAGCATCTAAGACTGGCACAGGTCAATATCATGTGCCCTATACCTGGATCTCGGATCGCAGGGACGGAAGACTCACCGTGCTAGTGAGCACTCAACCACTGCCCGAAAGGATGAAGATTGCTAATGCCGCAATTTGGTTGTTTGAATAGGAATAAAGGCTAAAAAGACGTAGCAGTGATGCTACACGACTTATATGTATGTTAGCGTATAGATATAAGTCCGCCGTTGTGTAAAGACACAGCTCGAGGTACCGGCCAACCGCCTCTGTAATTGTTGTAACGCTAAGTGACTGTGCTACTCGGATGAAGCTCACTCATTTCTTTGCCCTGTGCGGGCAAAGTGTGACCGATTAATCTGGATGAAACTTATATCGCT